AGTGGGCGGATCATAACCCAGCACCACTCAGTACGGGGGCATTGCCTCCATCGGTGGTGCCTGACCGGGCGGCATCATCTCCATCTCCGGCGGTCCTTGCATCATCTCTGCCGGGAATGGCATTGTTTCCATCCCTGGCGGCGGTGCGGGCGGCATCGGCGGCGGTCCTGGCGGTAAGCCGGGCTGACCGCCGAGTTGCTGCAGCGACTGATCGGCACCTGGCGGTGGCGGCGGGGGCGGGGGCTGCTGCACGAAGCGCCCGGCGTCCTTGATCCCGAATCCTTTGGCAAGCAGTTCTTGGTACAGCGCCGGAAGATTGACGACACCGGCTTCGATGAACGGCATCGAAGCGTCGACGATCTGCAGCGCCGACTGACGGCGGAACGTCTCGTTGCGGGGTTCGGTCGACCCACCCTGAACCTCGAAATCGAACTCGCCTTTGATCCGGTCCTTGTCGAAGTTGACCCAGCCCTTGACCGGCATCGTCACGATCCGGGCAACCTGATCGCCGGTCGTGTACTGCTGCATCAGGCCGACAATGCGCTCCGCGATTTCGGACAACACCAGTTCGACCTTGGCAAGCCGGTCCTGGGCGCGAGCATTGGCGGCGTCTTGGATCATCGCTGCCTCGGTCGCGGTGCGCCTGATCTGCTGCTGGGGTGAGCCACGTTGGTAGTCGCTGACACCGGAAACGCGGTCCAAGTCGCTGCTGATCATCGCCGACTGATCGAAGAACTCGGCCGGGGTGACAACGGCAGGGACCGGGCGCATCGCACTCTCGGGATCGCCGTCGCCCTGAACGGGGATGAACACATTGTCGCGCTCGGACTGCATCGCCTCGATGCCCTGCTGATCGAAACGATCTTTGGCATACGTCCACGCCCGCCGGAACTTCTTGCGGTAGTTGAACATCTGCGTACGGGTCTCATTGAGTTCGAGTTGCAGCGACTCGATCTGGGCAACGTCGCCGAGCGGATAGAAGTGATCGGGCACTTCGTAGTTGCGCAGCATCACGAATGGATGCCCGAACGCATACGGAATCTCGGCGGGCTTGATTAGATACACCGGCTCATCGCCGCCGTCATCGGTCGCCGTCGCGAACGTGCACACCTTGTAGCGGCGCAGGTCATAGAACTCAATCACTTCGGCAAAGCGCATCGCCCCCTGATTGGGCTTATCGTTGCTGTCGCGGGCATCGCTGCTGTCGCTGTCCCAGCGTGACCAACTGCTACCGGAGACGCGCTTACGGGCGCTCGGCGAGTAACGGCTATCAACCTGGATGTCCTGCACCGGACGCCACGTCCGCTGCGCGATCCAGCGCATCTCTTTCGGATGGCGAGCGTCCGGGTCGACGAACATATCGAAGATCGAGATGCGCTCGATGAACGGGCGATCCTCGTCCCACTGGATCATCTCCGATTCGACGTTGCCCTCTTTGTCTTCACGGTCGTCGATACCTTCATCGGGCCCGGCATCGACTTCGTCGCCAGTGTGGGCTTCGGTGTCGGCGGCTTTCACTTCCGGCTTCTTCGTCCACTTGTAGCCGCACTTCACCCAGCCATGCCCGGTGAGCAGCCAGTCGTTGATCGAGAGTCGAAACTCGCGCTGGTAGTCGTAGGTGCGCCACAGCCAATTCAGCACTTCTTCGGTGATGATCGCCGTGAAGCCGGACTCGGGGTTGCGGGCGTTGACGACAAAGCGCGGGTTGTTGATCGCCACCGCCGGAGCCATCACGTTGATCGTGGCGAACACCATGTTGACGACGAGGGCATCGGTCGACGGGTCGCCATCGAGGTAGCGACCTTGGTACAGGTCGATGTAGCGCTTCCAAGCGTTGTCGTAGTTGGTGGTTGCCGATGTGCGCCAGTTCTTCGAGCGCGCCAACTCGTTCTGATAGAAGTTGAGCAGTTCGGCCTGTGTCTTCATGATTCGGCCCTCTCGACCTTCGGATTACGCGCGAGTTCTTTCTCGGTCACGCCGAACTGCTGTTGGTGATACTCGGTCCTGGTCTTGTGCCATCCGCCGCGCCCCTGCAGCGCCCCGCCTCGGAACGCGAAGCCGACTCCGCGCACGCGGCAACGGAAGCATTCGTCGCGCCCCGGTTCGCTGGGCTTGCCGCAGGGGCAAGCGGTCACTCAACGCCGGTCTGCTGGTCGAGCCACGACACGAGCGTCGCCCGGTTCTTGTTGGCCCGCTCCTTGTCGATGATGCGCTGGATGACGTCGTCACGCTGATCGTCGTTGGCGAGACCATCGACAAATGCCTTGACTTCGTCAATGGTGTGCTCGCCTGGGTCATACGCGGCGGGATCGGCGCCAGGCACAGTCGTCCGCTCGGTCAGCAACAGCGGCGTCGCATCGGGCGGCGTCGCGTAGGCGCCGCTATAGCCGGTGTACGTCACCGTGTAGTCGAAATAGCCGGTCTGACTGCTGACGGCGGTGATCTTGTACTCGACCCACATGCTCACGTTGTCGCGGTAATAGATGCGCAATGGGTCATTCACCACCCAAGAGGCGGTGGGATCGGTGCCGCTCGACACGGTCTTGCTGACGAACACATGCGTCACCAACGTCGGCGCCACGTTATTGACCCGGACCTCACCCGCGAGGATGCCAGCCGCTGCGGTGGCAACGTCGAACAGCCAGATCGCAGACGGGATCGTCGTACCCGCCCCCGTACCCGGCCACAGCTTGCCGCCCCAATTGACGCCTCGTGGTGGATTCTCACGAATCGACCAACGCGTGTTCGGCTTCTGATGCCGACCCTTGGCAATCGGCCGCTGCCGCTGAATGTGGGTCTTCGCCATTAGCGCTCGTCGTCCTTCTTGGCCTTCGACGACTTCGTGCTCGCGCGCTCACCCTCGTTCTTGCGGCCACCGTGGCGCTGGGACTTCAAGCCCTCACGGGCTTCCTCGATTTCCCGCTGTACCTCGTCGCCTTCGCCGTTGGCGATGCGCTCGTCCAACTGCTGTTGGCTCCACTGGCTGACTTCCATCTGATCCTCGGGCCCAACCTCGGGGTCTTCGAGCGTGGCGCCGTCCTGAAACTCGGTCAGCGCTTCCTTGCTGGCCTCGTAGCCTTCCTTGCCGGAACCACGATCGGTCTCGGCCTGTGTCCTGCTTGTTGCCATTGTGCTTGCCTCCTGGTTGGTTGGGATTCTCTCACTTGGGACGCACCGCGAACGCGCCAATCGGTTTGCGGTCCTTGGTGATCGCCTTGTGGCCCTTACCCTCGATCACGTCGGAGAAACTTGATCCGAACGTTTGACGCTCCCACCAGCCAAGCGATCCTGTCGGCGGTTCCTTCTTCGGCTGGAACTCGGAGAACCACACGAACTTCAACATCTGTACCGCAATCGCCAGGCTGATCACACGGTCATCGAACGGTGAGCCGGTCATCTTGCCCTTGTCGGTGCGCACGAACGTCCGCAACTCGGCAAGCGTCTCGGCGTCGTGCAGCTTCAACTTGCCTTCCGGGCGTAGCTCTTTCGCCAACTCGTCGATCATCAGTGGCTTGGTAACTTGCGTCGTGTGAAATCCGAGCACGTCGGTGGGGACCGAGTGCTTATATTTCGGGGATCGTTCGTAATAGATGGGGAAATACTTGGCGCGTTGAATCGCCTTCAAGACGGTCAATCCGTGATTGTTCGATTCCACCCCGAGCAGGGCCTGACGATAGAAACGCCCGAGCGGGACGAGGACATCGGAACCGAACAAGTCGGGGTCGATCAGCCCGTGCCAATGCGCTACTACCTCGCCGTTACGAGCGTTGATGACGTGCGCCGAAGCCTTGTCGCTGTGCTCCAACCCTTGGGATGGGTCAGCGCCCACAACGTAACGATCGTTGTCATCGGGCCACGCCCATACCCGCAGGGCACCACCGTCTTCTACGAAGCGAAGTTCCGGAGTCAGGTAGCCGCGCGTGATTGGGTCAGACGATTCAATCTCTCGCAGCATCCGCAGATCGAACACTGGACGCCCTGATTTCAGGAACGCATCCTCGGGATTGTCGGGATACTCCTGGGCCATCTGCCAGTCGGGCAGTTCAGCGTTCTTGGCGTCGTACCAATCCTGGTCACGACCGTTCGCCGACCACGGGAAGAACAGCGGCTCGAAGCGGTTGTTGCCGCTGATCGCTTCGCCCCACAGACGGTGGAACAGGTTGCCTTCACCGTTGGCGGTGGAGAGCATGATGATGCGGCCACCGACGTCGGCGACGGGCTCGATCGCGCCCCACGCTTCCTCGCTGTTGGGCAGGAAAGCGAGTTCGTCGACGACGACCATGTACGCCGATTCGCCACGAGCGGGGTCCGAAGCAGACGGCAACGATTCGATGTAAGAGCCGTTGGTGAACTCCAACTTCGTCAGCGTTTGATTGACCGGACCGCCGCGGAACTTCATCCACTCCGGCAGGAACTGGTAGCCGTACTTCGCTTTGCTCAACAGCTTGATCGCTTCGCGCTCGGTGCGGCTCAACATCAGGATCGCCCGGTCCGGGTAGAAGAAACACAGCCAGAAGCAGTAGGTGCTGATCAGTGTCGAGAATCCGATCTGGCGTGCTTTGAGGATCAGGCTGTGGCGATGGTTGAGCCATGAATGCACCGTCTCGATCTGCGCTTCGAACGGCTCGAAGTTGATCCGTCCCCGTTCGGGGTGGCGGATGTACCAGTGGTGCTCACAGAAGTACAGGAAGGCGTCGAGCAGTTTGGCGGTGTCGTCGGTCTGAGGCGCGCACGCTCGCCATTGCTTCTCGTTCCAGATTTCCTCGAACGAGTAGTCGGCTTCTTCGATCGTCACGGATTGAGAATGGGCGGGCTGATGATCGGCTGCACGACGCCGAGGATCATGGCGTCGCTGATCACCGACTCGTCACCGCCGGGGCTCGGATTCTCAGCGGCGAGCGCCGACTCGTAGGCGGCTTCGATGTCGTTGGCGGCGGCAACCTGCCAGAACAGATCGGGGGCGATGTTCTGCGGGTTATGGCCTTCGTCAGCAACACAGGCGATCACCCGGTTCTGGAAGTCGCCGTCAGCGACGCACTTGGATATGGACAGGTAGCTCATAATTCTCCTTTGGGATTACACCCTCACCGCGAGCGTGTTGATCGTCCATCCGATGTAGTCACCGGCCGCGAATGCCATCGGGCGCGACGCACCGTGATCAACGGTGTTGTACGTCGAGTAGGTACCGCTGACGACTTCGACGCCAAACCGGAACGCGGCGCCACCCGCCCAATGGCACATGCCAAGCGTCTGTGGCCCGGTGGCGTCGTAGACGACACATTGGCCGACCGGGGTGGACGGACCACCACCGGGCCCGTGCGTTGTGAACTGGAATCCGGCCGGAAGCGAGATGTAATCGGTCGCCGGGAACACTTGACCGGACGTACCGAAGAAGATGTTGCCCGCACACATCAGTTGTCCGACGCCGCCGACACCTGCTTGCCCGACATAGGAATAGCGAGCGCTGTTGTAGCCACCGACGCCGGGGTTCATCGACCCGATCGTCGGCGTGTAGGTACTGGCTTCGGCCACGACGCCAACGCCTGCTGACGTCGTCGTCGTGATGTCTTCGACGGCGATCGACGTGTGATATGTGGAGCCGCCATGCACGGTCAACCCAGCCACGTTCGTACTGACTCGCGCCTTGCGTGTAGCCGCCCCCGACAAGTTGTTCTCATACATCACCAACATCGGTGCGATGATGTCGCCGGTAACGGCTTGCACCGTCTGCGTGTCAATGTTGTTGTTCGACACGTCGGACAGATTGAGTGCGACGTTTCCGCCAGCGGTCAGCTTCGACATGGTCGTCTTGATCGTCGTCTTGTATGTATGTCCCGCGATAGCGGTGAACGTGATCGACATGCCGGTGAGGTCCACCACCGACGTTCCGGCAATGGACTGATCCGATGCGAGCATCGCGTACCCGACGAGGCCGGGTGAGGCGATGCCGACGCCTTGGGCGACGGGCACCCACACGCCGCCCGACCTGATTTTCAACACGCCCATGTCAGACCCTCACCGCTGGAAGTGATGCAGACCATGTGATCTGATCGTTGGCTTTCCATGTCATCGGGGACGTGGCGTTGAAGTTGCCACGTCGCGGCCAGATCGGTGCGGTGGCGGGGGTACCGACCCAGGTGTACGGAAGCACGCTGCTGACCGTGTTGATCGCTATGGTCCCAACGAACACATCGACACCCGACGACGTGATCCAGCACCAACCGATCGGCGCGCCGTAGTTGCTACCGAAGTTGAAACCGGTCGGCAGCCCCATCGACACCGCCCCGGTCGGCAAGGTGATGCTGGTCGCACCGAAGCGCACAACGCCTTCCAGAAACAGCATCCCGCGCCCGCCGACGCCGGGGATGCCGAGGAACTGATAGCTCGCCACGTTGAGCGCACCCGGCGACCCTCCGGTGCCGATCGCCATACCTGTCAGTGTTGGTGTGTACGAACCGCTTTCGATCTGCGGCATATTGACGAGGCTTTGGCCGGTGTCGGTGGTGTCGTACCAAACCTCAGCGGCCGGATTGGCAGCGATCGGATCGGTCGCGGAGACTTCGACTTCGCTGCCGCCTTGGCTGACTTCGACCCACGCGCCGCCAACTCGTGCTTTCAGGACGCCCATGTCATGCCTCTCATGCCGTCACCGAGAACGAGAGCGCCCCGAATGTCAACCAGTTGCCAGCAACGGTCGGCCCGAACTGAATCCCAACTGCACCGGCCGCAGATATGTCGCCGCGACACGATGCCTGCGTTGCGCTCGTCGTTGAGCCCCATCCATGCCACACAAGCTGCGCGGGTGGGCGATAACCGACCGGCAACGTAAAGATCGTTTCGTCGTTGGGGCCCGGCACAGCAGTACGCAAACAGAGACCGCGGATGTAGACGATGTCACCGACCCTGCGGTACTGCACGCCCTGGTATGTCGGACCGAAGGCATTAGTCCAGTTGTTCACGAACGACGCAGCCGTCCACGCTGTCGCCAGCCCGTCAGCCGTCGCCGGGGTGATGTCTTCAACGATGATGTACGCATTGCGCGCTGAGGTATTCACGATGATGGCACTTGCACTTCCGCCACCAAACAGCATTGCGAACTGACCCTTGCGTGTCGTCGATCCGCTCAGATTCGATTCGACAAGTGATTGGCTTGCAGCGCGCGTGTCGGAGATAGGCATACCGATCATGGCTGAATGCTTGACCGTGTTCGCTGCGTCGCAGATGTTGACGTGATAGACGCCTGCTCCGGAGGCGCCCGACTGAACGCACGCGAACAGCGTCGTCTTGTACGTGTGCCCAGCAATCGCGTTGAACGTGACCGAGACGCCAGTGATATCGACGGTCACATTGGAGCCGACACTTTGATCAGCAGAAGGCGCCTGCGCATACGCCACAAGTCCGGGCGAGGCGACGGTGACGCCCGTAGCACCAGCGGCGGTGTCGTACCACAACTCCGCTGACGGATTGGTGCCGATCGGATCGGTCGCAGAAATCTCGACTTCGGACCCGCCGCCGCTACCCCCGCCGACTGCGACCCATGCGCCACCGATGCGTGCTTTGAGAGTTGGCATCAGGTGCTCGTATCAATCCAGATTTCGGCCTGCGGGTACGTCGCGATCGGATCGGTCGGAGCGATAACGACGATGCCATCGACGTACTGCTTCGGCGCAGCTTCCAGTGGCGCTGTGGGGTCGGCGGGGAGCACGACAGGGGTGAGGAACTTACGACTCACCCAAACACTCCGATCGTGTACTCGCCCGCTGTCGGCGCAACGGCGAATCGAACCGTGACGTTGTTGGCGTCGGTGCGCTCAACATCAACATCAACGGTGTCCCACGGTGTGGTAGTGCGCCATACCTCCACCTGCACGACCCGAGTATTGAAGCCGTGGTTGACAACCGTTGACACAGCAGCCGCGCATGGCGCGCTGTAACGCCCGACAAACAGCGTCATGGTCTTTAGTTGGGCAATCGTCAAGTCTTTCGGATCGGCTGCTGATCCAGTGTCATTGCCCTTGATCGTGCCCAATGGCATGTTCGCCAACTTGGTGTTATCGACCACGTCGGCGGCGATCGTCGTCGCGGTCGCACCCGCCGTGGCGGTGACATCACCAGTCAGCGCGCCGCGACTGATGTAGTCGGCCGCAATCGACATCGTCGAGTCGCCGCTGATGTTCAGCGTGTTGCCGCTCTGCGTCAGACCAGCGCCACCGACGACGGTGCCACCGCCCGCGAACTGTGCCCACGTCGTGACCGTCGTGCCGGGCGTGATCGGGGCATCGGTAGTGCACACCCACGCCGTATCGCCGTTGCTGCCGCCTTCCATCACATAGACGGCAGCGCCATCCAGTTCACCAACCGCGTCAGCATCGGTCGCACGCGTCCACGCCCCGGAAGCAGCAACCCAGATGCCGTTCTGTGACGGTGTCGTCGACTGGCTCTTTAGCAAGACGCGATCCCCAGCGGCGATGGCTACACCGTCGATCGCGAACAGACCGCTCACCGTGTACTGCGTGGCTGCGGGACTGGCGACGCGTACTGCGTCCTTCCACGACAATCCAGCAACGAGGTTGTCGACATACGCCTTATTGACCGCATCATTGGGGTTCCCTGGCGAAGCAAGGTTGGTGATTCCCCAATTGTTCCAACTGACATTGGCAGCCGGGGCGGCGAGTGCGCTGAGGTTGACCGCGGCGTGGGCAGCGTTGTCGTGCAGCGGCGAACCGTGGGTGTGATCGGAACGGGCAACGGTGGTGGCGACACCATCGGCACGCGCGAGACCGAACGTCGTCTCGGCCGGGACCGACCCGTAGCTGACAGCGCCTGCTCCGGTCGCCGCCACCCAGGCGCTGCCGTTGTACCAGTACAAGATGTTGCCGGTGGAGTCGAAATACAACTGACCCTTGACCGGTGACGACGGTGCCGCCGCCAGGTTCTGCACGACCGCGTTCTGCAACTCGTTCTTGGCGAGGTCGATCGCGGTCAACCATTTACGTGCCATGTCTGCCCCTAGCTGAGATACGCGGTGCCAGTGAAGCCACCCGAGAACTGGATCGTCAGCGTGTTGCTGTCGATGTGCGCGACATCACCTTCGCAGGTCGCGCCGGATGAGTCGATGACCGTGACATTCGGAAAGAACCCGAGGTTGTGTTCGATCAGCCACGACGCGGCAACGGTGCCTTGGGTGTGGACGTAGGCAACCGGGCCGCTCGTCCCACCCCCACCGCCGCTCGCATCGTCGCTGTCAACCCACAGTTCGATCGTCGGGTTAGCAACGATCGGGTCGTCAGGCCCGATCCAGACTTCGTCGAGGCCGGTGCCGTTGGCGCCGGGCGGGCCCGCCGGACCGGCCGGGCCTTGCGGCCCGCGGATGCTGCCGACGTTGACCCAGACGGTGCCGTTCCACACCCAGCCGTTGCCGTTGGAGTCGATCCACATGTCGCCGTCTTCGTGCGGCAACGGGTCCTGAGCGGTGGTGGGTGGACCGGGGGTCGGGATCGTGCCGAGGAAATCCCACGGTGCGCCCGTGACGAGCCCTTCGAGTGTGGCGATGCGTTTGGTGATGTCGAAGAACGCGCGTCGTTCAGGGTCACGGGTTCGTCCCTCGAACCCTGGGTGCCCCGGTCGTAGCGTCACGACGCCTGTTCGTTCTCCCTGGCGGCGCGCTCGCGAGCGACGTACTGCGCTGCGATGCGGTCGAGTTCTTCGTCACTCAAATCTTTGGCGGGACGGTTGACGGTGATGTCCAGCTTCTGCGGTCGCAGCCCGTCGACGAGTTCCATGTACTTCGATGCGGCTGCGACGTGGCGGGGATCGTCGGCGTCGGTGCCGGTGCGGTACAGCGTGTCGAGCAGGTTCTGTTTACGCTCCGGCGAGCCGACCGTCTGCAGGTAGTACTGCTCCCAGGCAAGCAGGAACGTGCGGTCTTTCTTCCAGCGGTTGAGCGACGTGTAGCCGATGCCGTGTTGCTCCGCAAACTCGTCTTGGGTCTGCGGCTCACGGTCGCGCTTGGGCGTGCAGAGCCATTCGATGAAGACCTGCCGCCGGAAGTCATCAGCATCCGACACAGCGTCATTGTGTCAGACTGCCGCCAGCACGACCGACAATAGGAGGTCTCATGCTTGCCGATATCGCACATGGTCACGTCGACGGCGCTGACGTGTTCTTTCTGATCGCCGTCATCCTGGCGGTCGTTGCCGCGCTGGCCTACGCCAGCCGTCGTACCGACGCTTTACCGTGGGCGCCGGTGCTGCTTTCATTCGCGGTGGCGTCCGCGGCCTTGGCCTGGCTGCTGCTCTGACAGTCACACCTTCCACCTGATCGCCTGCGATGTATCGCCCCTCGGGGCCCCAGCGAGCGAGCAGCCGCGCCAGTTCGTCGGGCTCCAAGATGCGCTCCTGGGCGGCGAACCAGCGCAGCGGAAACCAGCGCCCCCTTACGTCTTCGCCCAAATAGCGATCCAGTCGATTTCGATATCGCCTTCGACGTCGGGGTCGGGCACGACGCCGTCGAGCGTGGTCTCGGTCTGCAGCACCCAATGCATCGAGCCGGGGCAGCCATCGGCGTGGTTGTCGGGGACGCGCTCGGTGGTCTTGCCAATCTCGGTGCCGTCGAGCAGGAACCGGCACAGGTTGCGTGACCACTCGATCGTGTAGACGTGCCACTTGGTCGTGTCGCACGCCTTGTTGCCCATCGAGTACTGGTCGTTGCCAGCGGTGGCGTTGAGGCGGTGCATGAAGCCGCCGATGTGCTCGTGCTGGTCGAGGTCGTTCTCGGGGTAGTCGATTTCGCCGATGCCACCTGAGACGTTCTCGCCGGTTCCGCCCTTCTTGTGCTGAGTGTTGGTGCCGTAGTCGGGCCACAACAGCCACGCCACCTTGTAGCCGGGCAGGTCGTCGGGAAAGCGGATGCAGACTTCGTAGCGTCCGAACAACTGACCGGGCCACTTGATGTCGGTGCCGTCGATCTTGGGCACCGGGGCGCACACCTGGGGCTGTCCGTCCTTGGTGTGGATGTGCTTGCGCAGGATGCTGTCGGCGGCGCTGAGCGTGGTCTTCGGGTTGTACTGCCCGTTGCCCGACGTGTCGTAGTAGTTGTCGGGGTAGGCGAGCAGCTTGTCTGCGTAGGGGCCGGGGAAGGCGCCGACAGCGAAGTCCTCGTCGAAGTCGTCGTGCCAGATCAGCTTCCAGCCGGACAGGTCGCCGGTCGGGCACGGGATGCCGCTGGCGTTGCCGGTGCTGGGAGGCGGGGTCGTGCCGCCGCCGCCTTGCTCCAACTCGGTGTACTCGACGAGTAGCTGGGTGAGGTTGTTGCGCAGATTCGAGACGTACTCGTACGCGGGTGTTGGCATGACAGTCCTTTCGTTGGTTGATGCCTGCCCCGGCGAAGAACCTCACCGTACAGCACTTGGCAAATAACCTGGTTATAGCAACTGAATAACTTGATCCGTATGATCGAATGATGTAGTATGGATCATATGAGTATAGAGAACATCACCGACCCCAGCCCGGCCAGGACCGAGCCCAGCAATGTGGCGGTCCAGATGAACATTCGGGTGCCGTACTTCTACCGCGAGCAGTTGATCGCCGAGGCCCATCGCCAGGGCATGTCGATCAACCGCT